ATGACACATTACCTAATCAACTTTTTAAGGAGGCAATAATATGAAATTTAAAAGATCAATTCCCTATCAGATTTCGATTGATCCTACTCCAAACGGCGGATTTATTTGCAAGGTCGGATGCGCAACGCTCGCGTATGCAGGCTATACAAAATTAATCCGGGATCTTACTGAATATTTTGAAAACCCGGTGGACGTGGAAAAGCAATATAACGATGATGTTTCCAAGCTGGGCAGGGTTCATATTGGGTCTGCCGCTCCAATATTTTCCTCAACCGGACTAACCCGTATGTCTGATTCTATGTTTGCAGAACAACAAGGAAGAGAAGAGGCAAAACATCAAGAAACAGTCCTTACTCCAAACACTGACAAGGAGAATAAGCTATGAAACAAATGAAAATATTTAGAATTGAGTCTTTAGAGATCACGCCTGGCGAACGTCAAACCGTCCATGACATTACCTCGATTATTAACAAAACCCAGGATCTTGAGGTTATCAGTTCAGATCCTATGAAAATAGGTGGCACACTTATATTCACGGTCAAGCGCGAAATGGAATGGCATCCTGATTAAATTAAGTGAGGGGATTTGAAATGCCGGTAACCATTGATGAAATGAACAGAGTGACCAGCCTTCCGCTTGTACAGGGCGCGTTTTGTCAAGTTCCACACCTACAAAAACAGCCTTACGTTTATTTTGTGCAAAATGAGGATGGGTTTGTAAAGATAGGCACTACGCGCCATGTTAAATCAAGACTCGTGAGAATGCAGATTGATAACTGTATGAAAATAAAGCTGATAGGTAAGATGAAGGGCGGTTTTGACTTAGAAGCTGAACTCCATAAGAGATTTAAGAAATATCGAAAACGTGGTGAGTGGTTTCATCCCGCCCCTGAGCTAATTGAATATATTTTAAATAATAAAATGTATGGTAGGAAGGTGTGATTGTGCCGTATGACGGTGAAATAGCGATTCAAGGTTGGAATTCCATCGCCGGCATGTTTAATTGCTCTGTGCGAAAGATGATGCAATATAGGCAGGAACTCCATAATGGCGGATACATATTTTATCGCAATTCCGGGCCTCCCCCTCGCCGGGTTGTCTGTGCCTTTCCCAGCTCACTCAAGCGCTGGATTGCAATTAAATCCTCGAAGGGTGAAACGTTCTGATTTTACCCGTGAATTTTGCAGGCCTATAATTCATATCCCTATGATTCATACCCTATAATTCCATCCTATAGTTCCACTTGGTGCGCTTAGCGGTCTTAATATACGCTTAGCTTTACCATGCCAGCCACGTTAAAAGAGCATCTTGACAGTATCACAACCGCGCCCATGTCTCAGTTTTATGACGCGGAGGGAGTTACGCCACAGATCCTGGCGCAAAAAGGAAAAGAACTCTTAGGGGCCGTTACTCCAAAGACGTATAAGCTCAAGGGGTGGTTTGACCGAACTATCCCGATGGTTGACGGCTTTTCGGTTATCAAGGGCACCACAGACGAAACCTTGATCCAGGAGCTATTAGCTGACAATGGAATCAGGCTTAAGGCCTGGGTAGAGATATGTAAACAGCGGGGCCTTTATCCCACGGAGAAAGTATCCGTCACCCACAGCTTTGACAGACTTGTCGGCGAGGTCGTCAGAGACATACTCGACAAATCTGCGGGAGTACCTCCTTTGCCTTCGGAGGAAATCGAATGACCGGCGCTGAACCAGCTATCGCTTTTGATCCTGAGCAAGAGGAAGCCTATCGTCAAGAGTTCTCAAAGAAGCTCAAAAACCGGCGCTGGCGTCTGGATCATCTGTATAAAATCATCAATAAGGATGGCATTGAGATTGATTTTAAGATGAACCTGGTCCAAAAGATTCTTTACCTGGGCCTGTGGTACCTCAACCTAATCCTCAAATCGAGACAGCATGGCATTACAACAGAAGCGTGTATATTGTTCCTGGACACCTGTTTGTTTACCTCAAACATACAGGCCGCTATCATCGCTCACAATAAAGAGGACGCGGAGGACTTTTTCCATAGGAATATCAAACACGCCTATGACAACCTGCCTCAATCTATCCGGAGCGAGATCCGTGCCGATAGGTCAAGCGCCCGGGTTCTCCGTTTCTCCAATGGTTCAAGCCTGCGTGTTACAACCTCCGGGCGATCAGGTACCTATCAGCTCTTACATATTTCAGAGTATGGCAAGATATGTGCGAAATACCCTGAGAAAGCCCGTGAGATCAAGACAGGCTCGTTAAACACTGTTCATCCTGGTAACTATGTGATTATCGAGAGTACGGCAGAGGGCCGCGAGGGCGATTTCTACCAAATGACAAAGACCGCCCAGGCCGCAAAGCAAAGCAATTCCTTCCTTTCAAAGATGGATTACAAATTCTTCTTTTTCTCCTGGTACGAAAACGCCTTTAACCGCCTTAATCCCTTCGGCATTACCTTCCTCGAATATCAGAACAAATATTTCAATGAGATCCGGGATAAGCATGGAGTCAAGCTCGATCTTTGGCAAAAGGCCTGGTACGTCAAGAAATGGAATGTGCAAGGCGATGATATGAAACGGGAGCATCCGTCCACCTGGATAGAGGCTTTTGAGGCCGCTATCATGGGGACGTTCTATGCGACGCAATTTATTAAGATTCGAGAACAGGGCCGAATTACAAGGGTGCCATATCAACCTGGAATTCTTGTTGACACCTGGTGGGATATTGGCATGGATGATACCACGGCCATTTGGTTCACCCAGGACGTCGGACGCGAGATCCATGTGATTGACTACCATGAGGATTCTGGCGAGGGCCTCGATCATTACAAGCATGAAATCCTGGACACCTGGACGCTCGAAAAGGGCTACCATTACGGAATACACGGGGCTCCCCATGATATTAACGTTCGGGAGTGGGGTAATAGCGGAAAGCGACGGATTGATTCAGCCGCCGCCCTGGGCCTTCAATTTCACATAGCTCCCAAGCTGAGTAAGGAAAGCGGGATTGAGCAGGTCCGTCAAATGCTGGGAATATGTGTTTTTGATGAAGTCAACACAACCAAGCGGTATATGAAAAAAGATGTTGGGTTGAACTCTGTGGAGTCCTACCGAAAGGAATGGAACGAGGCGCTGGGCTCTTACAGGACCACGCCCTTGCACGATTGGGCCTGCTTGGCAGGTCAAACAAAAGTCTTGACACGTACCGGAACGTATCAGATAATGGACCTACCTTGTACGGGGGAGGTCTTAACATCATGTGGCTGGAAGCAATACCTGAATCCTCACATAACAAAGAAAAATGCCCAACTTGTGGCGGTCACGTTCAACGACGGACTTACGGTGAAATGTACGCCGGATCATTTATTCTTAACGGAGAAAGGGTGGAAATACGCAAACGACCTCCAGAGGGGTTTGCAGATCCAGTCTTCCTTGACCCTATCACACAATATTTTGATGGACGTTTATTTCGCGTTTCGCCACATAAGCAAGAATATTTCTCCCAGGGTGGCAGATATCTTCACAAGGTTGTTTGGGAAGATGCTTTTGGCCCTACACCAAATGATTGCCATATCCATCATAAAAACAACATTATTACCGACAATCATTTATCAAACCTCGAATGTTTGCCAATTAAAAAACACCTCTCTGATAACTGGAAGAAAACACACGGAACGCGAAAAGAACATTTTACCCCACAGGCACGTCAGAAAGCCGCTGATTGGCACAAGTCAGAGGCGGGCCGTCTCTGGCATAGCCGGCAGGCAAAACGATCCAAATCATGGACGAAATGGAAACGTGAAGATAGAGTTTGTCCGATTTGTGGAAAAACATTTCCCGCCCTTATTCGTAAAAGCGGCCATAGCCAAATTTATTGCTCCCCTTCATGCAAAGCCGTTGCGCGTCGTATCCGTTACAACCAATCCAAATAAAAAAGAAGATGTTTGGTGCCTCACTGTTCCAGGCGTGGGGCATTTTTCTTTAGAGAACGGGGCTATAGTTCATAACTCTAACGGTGCCGATGCCTTAAGGACCATGGCAACACTGCATAGATTTAGGGCTACGTTTGAATTAGGCGGAACCAATGTCATGTCCGGGGACCAAAATAGGAATGCAGACCGGAAAGATCCTCGTGGGTGGACTTAATGAAACTGAAAGTTATTTACAAGAAAGACGACAAGATCGATGTTGACCTGGATAATAACATTGAAAAAGCACTTGCTGGCCTTGGCTTTAAAAGGTGGGCATCCGGGTATGATCTAACCACAGGCGAACGCGATCTTGCCTTTGATGATGAAAATTAAGGGGTGTTAAATGGACGCTCAATCTGCAACCTCCGCTATTCCTGCTAAGCAGGGTGATGGATTTCTAAGGATTGTCTCAAACTCTGAGATAGACCGACGGCAGGCTGAAAACGCAAACAAGGAAGCTGCTCAAAAGCTACAAGATAAACCGGAAATCCTCCGGTTGGCTCAATATGTCAAGACAGCATGGCAGGCCGCACGGAATGCGAAAACTGCGGCTACTGGCGATAATGTCAGTATTGAGACACGGCTTTTAAGGTGCGTGAGACAAAGGAACGGTACCTATGATCCTGAGCGCAAAGCCCTGATTAATAAGTGGGGCGGATCTGACGTTTACATGATGTTGACAAGCGTTAAGTGCCGGGCCGCGAAAAGCTGGATTCGTGACATTATGATACCGCCTGGAGAAAAGCCCTGGTCCATTGATCCAACTCCCGTGCCGGATCTTCCCGAGGCAGAGGAAGTCGAAATTGAACAGCAAGTCACCATGGAAGCTGCTCAACTTATGATTGACGGTGGCATCGAGGCTATATCCGCCGAAAATATCGCCGAACGAATACAAGAAATACAGGGCCGGATGGAGCAAGAACGGACCGAACGGGCCAAAGAGGCGACAAAGCGGTTCGAGGCGCGTATTGAGGATGATTTGGTTGAGGGTGGCTACTACACGGCATTAGCCGATTTTATAGATGATTTGGTTACATTCCCCACGGCATTTTTCAAGGGGCCTATTATCCGGCGCAAGAAAAAGCTGGTTTGGACCGAGGATCAATCAGGACAGCTCGTTCCTGCTGTTGAATACAAGTATGAGCGTCAATATAGCCGCGTGTCTGCGTTTGATATATACCCTTCACCTGGGGCAAAGAATATTCAAGACGGCTATCTGTGTGAGCGCCACAGGCTTAGACGGTCGGATTTAGTGGCCATGATAGGCGTTCCCGGGTTCGATGAAAGTTCAATCCGGGCCGTCCTGGATGATTACGGAACTGGTGGCCTGCGTGAATGGCTTACCGTGGATCAGGAGCGGGCAAACGTCGAGAATAGGCCTAATGAGTTCGATGATCCTGACCCGCCTATTGATGCAGTTGAGTTTTGGGGGTTCGCGCAAGGGAAAACTCTCATGGAATGGGGTATGTCAAAGGATCAGGTCCCCGACGCCGAACTTGATTATCAGGTGAACGCCTGGTTGGTTGGTCAATACATTATCATGGCGCGGCTCAATCCTCACCCGCTTGGCCACAGGCCTTATTACGCTGCGTCTTTTGAGGCAGTCAATGATTCGATTTGGGGTAAAGCGCCTCCTGAGTTAATGCGCGATGTGCAAAGGATCTGTAATGCCATAGCCAGGGCGCTTATTAATAACCTGGGAATTGCCTCCGGGCCGCAAGTTGAAATTATGATGGACAGGCTACAACCCGGGGAGGACGCTGAGTCCATGTGGCCATGGAAGATCTGGAAAACTAAAAGCGATTCAACCGGCTCCGGGAAGTTCGCGGTCAATTTCTTTCAGCCTGACCCCATGTCAGACCTTTTGATGAAGGTTTATGAGTATTTCTTTGAGCAGGCATCTGAGCAAAGCGGCATCCCTGCATACATTTATGGCAGTTCTGATGTGGGGGGCGCTGGTAAAACGGCCTCCGGGCTCTCAATGCTGATGAACGCGGCATCTAAGACACTCAAGAACGTGGTTAGCCAGGTTGACGAAAATATCATCAAGCCCACTATTTACGAGCATTGGCTGCATTTAATGTTGTACGATCAGGATATTATGAAGGTGGGCGATATAAACATTGTGGCCAGGGCCTCCGAATACCTGATTATACAGGAACAATTACAAATCAGGCGTATGGAGTTCATGGAGCGGACCAATAACGACCTTGACATGAGCATTATGGGTGAAACCGGCAGGGCCACGCTTCTGAGGGAAACGAGCAAAAGCCTTAAGCTCCCGGAGGAAATTATTCCTTCCAAAGAGGACATGGAGCGCCGTCAAAAAATGATGGAGCAAGCGCCTATGATGGTACCGCCAGGCGGAGTTATGCCAGGTCAAGAGGGTATGGCTATACCTGACGCTGCTGTTATTGATGCAGCGGGTGGTAGGCCTAATGAAGGGGCAAGTATGGGACCGCCACGGACTCCCAGCGCACCGAGGCCAAATTAATGCGATGGCTACCAGTCCCCACAGATCCGCGCGAGCTCATTGCTATAGCCAGGCTGCAAAGCAATACGGATTTTAGAGCTGGTTTTCTTGAATACCTGGCCGTGCTGAGGAAGGAGTTATCCTTGAAAAGCGCGGATTTAATAGATGAAGTGGAATACCGGCAGAACCAAGGCCGTTTGCAGGCCGTAATTGACCTGCTTGTTTTATGTGAAAAAGCCCATGAATGGGCATTATCGGCTCAAGCTAAACCAATTAAACCCTTAACAGGAGGAAGTTAATCATGGCAAGGCGAGAAGACATTAGTTTTAATAAAGCGAGAATCAACAAGCTCTACCTGGGTGATGAAAATGGGCTGTTAGGAACGATTGTCCCATACAACACTGTCTTTTTTGAAAGATACACCCTGGAACAATTCGAGTCAGACCCCGTAACGGCAGGTAAGGCGGGTGGGGCTGCCACTGGCGCTGGTGGTGATGAAAACGTCATGGGCCTTGGTAAGAATATGTTTGAGTACCATATCCTTGGCGCTGGCCAGACAATATTAGCTCCTTCACTTGTGGCAACGGGACTCCTGGTTTCCCTCGATAAGGTCAACGATGAAGGTGCGGAGTATAGCCAGGGGATACTTGCCAGGTCAAAGCAAGCTATGGTTATCGGGACGGACGAATTTTATTTCAAGTTAAAATTCAGTATCGCCGATGTCTCCGGCGCCGATGAAGTTGCCGTCGGTTTTCGTAAGGCAGAGGCCTATCAGGCTAATATTGATGATTATGCCGATATGGCCGCCTTAAACGTTATAGGCGGGGATATTAAGATTGAGACAATCGTTGGTGATGCCGTAACGGTTACGACGGATACGACGGATAATTGGGCTGATGGCGCTACCAAAACCCTTGAGGTCTATGTCAGTAAGGCCGGGGTCGTTACCTACAAGGTTGACGGGGCGGCTCCAACTACAGTCGCGGCTTACACATTTACCGATGCCTTGACGGTGATCCCGTTTTTTCATCTTCTCCATGCCGCAACAACTCCAGGAGATGTTATCTTGCAGGAATGGGAGTGCGGCCTCCAGTAGGAAAATGAGTGAAGATACCAAGGAGGAGAGTAAACTATATGATCCTGGCATATCTTTTTAGTGATTTATTATTACTTACTTATACAAAACGTGTGTTGGAAACCAAAAAAAAATGGAATTATATTGGTCAAATTTCCCATATTGAGATTTTGAGCTCACCAAACCATTTCAACCGCTTTATTAGGGGAATTGCTAAAAAAACAGACGAAGAAAAGCCGAAATATTTTAAAGTTGTGCTTCCTGAATTTAAAGGCCTTTGGGATTTATTTAAACGAAGAAATGTAGTTCCGGTTCTTATTGCTAAGCAATTAGAACACTGTGAGCGTGAAATGGTAGAATTTAAAGACGATAAATTTATTGTTGTAGAGGGTAAAAATAAAGACTTACTGTGCGATGGTGTTTACCATGTAAGATTTATGGATGGCATTACCTATCGAGCGCAAAGGATAGGCGGTATTTGGGAGTTGAATGATGCTGCTACATGGAAAGAACGTATTCCTGAAGATGAAATTTTTTCCCCTCTTCGGTTTTTTCCAGATGCGAGAATTACTAATTGACCAGTTAATGAGTGAAGACGCTAAACAGATAATCCGGGCATTGATCCGGGGATTAAAGTTCACACTTAGCTTATTGGAAAAGCTCTTAAAAGGGGGGTAACTTTCAATGGAACAGATTGAAACTGCGGAAATAAGGGAAAGGTCAACATTGCCTGTTATGGAACCCAGGTGGGATCCCGAGAAAACGGGCAAGCGCAAGGTACGTGTGCGTAAGGTCCCTCATGGATATGACCCCATGAAGGAAAAGACTGTTTTTGAATTTGGGGGATTTGTTTACATCTGCTATGCGAAAAAGACGCGCGGTCGCTCTATGATCCGGTGCCTTGGTATTGCGGACGTTGAAAATGACCGGAGAGTTATGGACACTGGCCCTGCTGCCAAAGGCCTTAAAGATGCAATCGATGATGATGTTATGAAAGAGGCTACTGGAAAGAAACAAACACCTTTTGAGGGAGGTAGTCTCCTGGATAAAGCAACCAAAGAGCTTGCTGATGATTCCATGGGCGATGCCATTAAAGAGGCAATAGATGATGAAATCGTGCAAAAAGTCATAGCGGAGGTTACAGGCGATGGCCAAAGTCCTCGATCTAACTAAACACCTGACCCTTGACGAAATCAGGGACCGGGACATTGATAATCAGGCCCTTGTCTGGAAACAATGCAAGCCCGTATTGTTTCAATCTCCTGGTGAATGTAAGTTTTGGGTGGGCGAAACACTCCGCAAGATCCTTGCAAAGCTGGGAGTCAGCCTGGTTCTTAAGGTGACCGGGAACCCGAAAATTGATAAAGCCCAGCATGAACTAGCTGCAAAACGGGTTGACAGGCAAATGAAAGAGCGGGGGGTGAAGGTTGAAAGCCGGCAGTATGACGGCGATCAATTCACTCGATCCGGAATATATGTCTATTACGAGAATGAGATTGTTTACTTCATTTCCCATCCGATGTACTCAAAGAAGCGGGAAGGTCGCTTGATCCTGTCCGGCAATAACGGCGCCGGAGAGGCTGAATTGTTTTGTATGACTAATTGGAAGGCGTGATGATGACCGACGAATATGTCAGCTCTGAGCCACTCCCGGAGCCTAAAGACCGCCAAGAGTATAAGTTTTTGGGCATGGATGATAAATCGCTCTCTCTTGATAAGAGTCCAAGGCCCTTGCCTTTTCGCGATTTTTTTGGGGCAATAGCAATCGCAGACTTGTCTCCATATCAAGTTGATGCCCTTTTGTCTAAAAGCCATAACCCGCATGATTCTTATAAGTTTGGGTGGCCGAAAGCTAAATATAAGACCATACTTAATTTTGAGAATTATATTGTAAAACAAATAAATAAGATGGCGGAGGAAGATGTCGGTAGAGTTGTAAAAATAGAAACGTGGAACGATGGGAATAACGGAACCAGTACTGTTGTGGGTATTTGCCTTAATAAATATAAGAAACCCAATAGAAAACAATTTTCTATACGTTATTCAACCACAATGCCTGAGCTAATTAAAAAAAGAAAAGAGTTTGTAAAGCAAATGGTAATTCAACTAAAGGATGCCTGGAAACAATAACCCTTTAACCACATAGCGCCCCTGGGCCTCCCCGAAAGGAAACGCCCATAGGTTAGCCAGTAACGTCTTAATAGGCCTCACTGGATGAAAAAACCGGAATATTCGGTCACTTTTCAACCAGTGGGGCTTTTTTTATTAACGGCATACCTTGAATACCGCGTAACGGCGACTCATGGTGCCACAACCGCGAATACCGCGTAACGGCGACTCGCAAAAAGGAGATTGTAACTATGGCTGTACCGGATGCAATTCAAAAACAGGCGGATAAAGCGGAAGCATTACAGAAACAATTAGCCAGTGCCACACCCGTCGAGGTCATTTCAGACCTCCCCAGGGTAGTCAATGTCAATCCTGATACTGAGTTTGTCAGTGCGGAACCGGGTAAACCTGCGGGTGATGTAGCAAAGCCCGTGGAGACCCCGGCTCAACCTCAACTGCAAGGCGGCGATACATGGGAGCATAAATACAGCGTTCTACAAGGCAAGTACAACACTGATTTGACCGAGCTAAGGGATCAACTCGAATCACAGGGCGGGACCATAGCTAACCTCAATTCATTGATTGTCAGTATGAACAGCGCTCCCCGTGAGCCGATGGCAGAGCCTTCCAAAGAAGTGCGGCCCCAGGACGGGCAAGGGGTTTTAGATCCTGTCAAATTCGAGGGATATGGAGCTGAAATGTTGGACCTGGTGAACCTGGTCAAACAACAGGCCTCCGAAATCTCCCTACTCAAGGGTGAAACGAGTCAGTTAGTGGAAAGGCAGGTCAAGTCAGAGGCAGAAATTTATTATGACGCGCTCGATCTGGACGTTAAGGATTGGCGTGTCATAAACAAAAGCCCTGAGTTTCTGGCCTGGTTGAGAGAGCCTGACGGTCTTTCAGCTACTCCACGGCAGGAAAACATGACCGTTGCACATACCGCCCTGGACGCAAAGGGCGTGGCTAAATACTTCACCGCCTTCAAAGCAAACGGCAAACAAACACCTAACCTTGAAACCCCTAATCCTACGCCGAACGTCGTGCAACCGAACCTCTTGGCAGGCCAAGTCGTACCGTTTGACACGGGGACGAGGACAGAGATTACACAACCCGAGGGCGGGCAACCCGTCACGGTTACACGGGCGCAATTCAATTTGGCCGTAACCGACCGGGTTAAAGGCAAGATCACAGAGGAACAATTTAAAGCAATTTCAGATAATTTTCAGCGCTCCATAGGTGCTGGGCGGGTTTAATATTTGACCTCTGCTTCATCCTATGTGGCAGGGAGGATTTAATATGGCTGTTGATGCAGCAAGCGGAACTCCGCAATATAGCGGAACCTTCATCCCGGAAATATGGTCCGGCAAGTTGCTCATTAAATTTTATGCTGCAACCGTGCTGGCCGCTATTTCCAATACGGATTACGAGGGTGAGATCAAGGACGTTGGGGACAAAGTAATAATTCGGACTGTGCCGGATATTGAGATTAACGATTATTCTAAGAATATGACGCTCAAGATCCAGCGCCCCGAGGCACCCAACAAAGAACTCGTTATAGATAAAGCGAAGTATTTCAACTTTATCTGTGACGACATCGATAAACACCAAACTGACATTCCCCTGATGAATGGCTGGTCCGACGATGCTGGGGAGCAGATGAAAATTAAGATTGACACTGGCGTACTTGGTGACATTTACGCCGATGCCCATACTTATAACAAGGGCGCTACGGCTGGGAAAATATCGCAAGATATTGACCTGGGCTCTGTGGGCGCTCCTTTGGCAATCACAAAGGCGAATATCCTGGATTTTATTGTTGACTGCGGAACCGTGTTGACAGAACAGAACGTCCCGGATAATTCCCGCTGGATGGTGTTCGCTGCCTGGATGGTTGGCAAGATCAAGAAGTCTGACCTCAAGGACGCTTCCCTTACCGGGGATGGTCAATCGATCCTGCGAAACGGCAGGATAGGTATGATTGACGAATTCACCATTTACAAGTCTAACCTTCTAACCTCCGTCACTGATGGCGCTTACACGGCGTTTCATGCCATGGCGGGTCAGATCAAGGGTTTAAGTTTCGCCGCTCAAATGACGAAAATGGAGTCCTTGCGGTCTGAGAGCACCTTCGGAACCCTTGTGAGAGGGCTAAATGTGTATGGATATGAGGTCCTAAAGACAGAGTGTCTTTGTGATCTCTATGTCCGTAACGGTGGGGACGGTTAAACGTCCCAGGGACGGTATTGGGGCGTTTTGACCTCCTTATCGTCCTCTTACCGTCCCAAAATTTAAACCATAGGAGGATTTTACTATGACAACTTTTGCTTTTGCTAACCGGGGACACGGTATGCCTTACGCTGCGCCGCATGATGTGGCCTTTAAGGCTCATATCGATATCCCGGACATGATTGCTAATCAACCCCTTGATTCTACCATTCCCGCTGCGGGGTTCGGGGCTGCGGACATTCTTCAAGTCTTTGAGGTGCCCGCCGGATTTCTACTTACTCAAGTGGGGGTAAGGGTCACAACTGTTGAGGGTGGAGCCTGCACGGGGGATATTGGTAATGCGTCGGCTACACAGACACATCTTTTGGCTGCCGATGCTGATGGATACATGGGGACCCTTGACTTCAATTCGGAAACCACACAGGTCACTCTTGTTGCAGACGCACACCTGGGGGCCGATAACTACCAGGGCGTCGTTTTTGTGACCGATGGAACCATTGACCTTACCTTTGTAACTGCGGCTACTGCCGTTGCCGTTTTCGACATCTGGGCGGCTGGTTGGAGAGTGTTCTAATTGATATTTATCAATTAGAAATTGCGTTTTATAAACTTTTACCCTGGGCCTGCCACGGTGGGCCTGGGGAATTCAAAACAAGGAGGGAATTCAATGGCACGGTATTTAAGACAACTCAAGACAGGCGCAATCTATATCATGACACCCACGTTGGCGAAACGGCGCGATATGGTGCCTTACGATGCAGAGCAGGCAAAGAACAGGATAGCGGCAATTAAGACTATGCTGCTGAACCGTCAGCCTACTCCCGAGGAAGCCGATGCTTCTGCGGAGGAAGCGGTTCTGGTCAAGGCAAGCGCTATGGAGCTTGCAGGTTTAGAGTCAAAGCTCGAAAACGTCGAAAAGGCAGAGGAAAAGGCAATCGAGGACGCGGCTTTACCGGATGATGCAAAGGATCTGAATGACCAAAGCCCTATCACAACCGAACAGGCGGAGAAACAAGTCAAACAAGACAGGCTCGATCAGGACCCGAAATACAAAAAGGTCACGGGCTTCAAGTCCCGGAATGAAGTTGAGGAATATATGCTCCTGGAATTTGGACAGGAAATCGAAATTTCCCGCCCTTTCAAGGATCTGAAAGCCTATGCCATTGAGAAAACGGAGAAAAGAATCTTAGAGGAATAACATGGCAGATATCACAATCAAGCATTTATTGGATCAGACTTTAGAGCTTCTTCAAGACGCTGTTGACAGGGATCAATTTGACTTTCCAGATCTGATAAACTGGTATAATTTTGGACAAAGGCTTCTTGTCTCCTATCTCCCGGACGCAAATGCTTTAATTGACGTAATGAAGTTGGCCTCCGGTTCAAAGCAGTCACTTCCTGCCCGGTCCATGGGCCTGATTAATGTGTACCGGAACATGGGAACGGATGGTCTAACCCCTGGGCCTGCTATAACGCCTACCTCAATTCAGGCTATGGAAGCCTTTGACTTGAATTGGGTAACTACCACAGAGGCGGCGGTGATCATAAATTTCATGCAAGATCCAGTTGACAAAACCAATTTCTATACCTATCCGCCTTCTAATGGATCCGGCTACATAGAGCTTGAATATGGCCAGGTGCCTCCCATCGCCGTATATGATGCCGGCGGCCTATGGGAAAACCTCATGGTGGGTGTCCATGAAAAGTATGTCGACAGCCTGCTTAATTACATTCTTCATAGGTCCTATGACAAAGACACTGACTTTCCTGGGAATCTGGAACGGTCTGGCTTTCATCTGGATCTGTTCTATTCGAGCGCCGGATTACAGAACCCTGGAAAACAGCAACCACAGCAAGGAGGAAGGTAATGTTAGATAAAATAAAGAAAATCTTTAAGACTGAAAAGAATAAGCCTGGTGAGGCTGGTGCTCACTCCGCCTTTGGCGCTGCTGATAATATTAAATATCGTAAGTATCGGAATCGAATGTCAACAAGGAATAAGTCACAGGCCTTGTCTAAAGAACAATGGCATAGAAATGGACGGCCAGAGGGTTAAACATTCATATTTGAGGTATATAAGCCATGGCTACGCTCTTAACGGCCTGGTCCCCTGAGATATTAACGCAGGTGGTTGGGGTGCCAGCGCCAGGTATTAAGTACGCCGTTCGTAATGCGGCAATTAAGTTTTGTGAGGAAACGTTCCTTTGGACCATTGCGCTCGATAGGATCAGCATTGTTGCGGATACAAAAACCTATGATTTAGCCCTTCCCGTTTCTCAAGACGGGCAGATCATAAATATTGACAATGTTAAGTACAAGGAAGACGGTCAAGACGACGATCAATTCAGGCGCTTAGATCCTATCTCCGAAACACAAAGAGACCTGATTGCCAGCGGATCATGGTCTTTTCTTAGTTCGCCTAATCCTAATGCCTACTATTCAGACTATCTAAACAAGCAACTCAATTTTTATCAGATACCCACGGCGGCCAGTGCAGAGGGGCTTTTGGTCAAGGTTAATGTGCGCCCGGAAATTGATTGTGATGATCTCCCGGACTTCCTATACAGAGATTACCGTCAACAGATCAAGGATGGCGCCCTTGGCTTCCTGTTCGGATCAAAAGCGATGCCCTGGTATGACATTGAAAAGAGTATGTATCACGGTGCCCTTTTCAAAGACGCCTATGCAGACGGTAAGCAGGATAAAATTACAGGGCCAACAAAACGGCCTATGCAGGTGCGAATGAGGAACTGGATATGACAGAATTTCTATTCACAAACAATGCAACTGGTACCCTGGAAACTTCAATAGGCGGGGCCGACGTTATTCTGGATCTGCAAGCGGGGGAAGGGTCTCTTTTTCCCGCTGTTGGCGCGGGATCAGGTCAAGGGTTTTATATCCAGGTCGAGAGTGGGTCTAAATCGGTCTTTATGCTTTGTACCCAGCGAGCTGGGGACGCGCTCACAGTAACGCGGACAGAATCAAACTCCTTTCCTTCCGGTGCTACGGTCAAGCTGGTACTCAATAGTACGGTACTTGAACATTTTATGCAGCAAGGGGTTTTTCGGACGGTTGCCACAGATCCGGACGGAGCCCTTTCCGCTGAATACGCGGGCGAGGAAGTCTATCAATCAACTTCCGAGCATTGGTGGAAGCATCTAACCGCTACTGAATGGAAAATAATGACGGATTAAAATGGCTATATCATATTCAAAACACGGCTTTAATGATCTGACCTATGCCCGTTTGCTCGAATATACCAATAGCTCTGCCACGGTCTTAAGGCTCATTCGTGGGTATGTCAGTAATCTTTTGCAGGGCTGGGCCTCCGGCCGGAATATGTTCGTTACCCTGCGGGACGCTGCGGGCAACCTGGAAGTCTGCAAAATCACTGACATACAGGGTGATAAGCTGACTGTATCGAGGGGTCAAGACGGCACAGTTGCGCGTAATTGGCCTGCTGGTACCTTGATTGCTCAAAGGTCGGTTGCCGAAACCCTGGGGCGGATCAATCAAAAAGGTGAATTTAAGACCATTGACTATAATCCTAATGGAATCCTCGTACCTGACTATCCAAACGAAAAGGTCTATCAATCCGGTGATGCCTGTCATAGGCGCTGGTGGATTCATGCCCTGGATAATAAATGGCGCCTGGCCGCCGGGGTGAAGTGTGACGATGAATATTGGGATAACGGGTGGATCTATTCGGCTCAACAGCTTTTCGCCTTTGGTGGCCTGGATGATCCCGATGCCACAGACCAATACGATCCGAGCGGTGATAACTGGACTGAGAGAACAAATCTCGGCGCAAATCGTTATGGAGCGGCGGCTGCTTCTCCAAGTGGACGTGATGGGATAAACGTATTTGGCGGCGGTACAAATAATTGGAGTCATTGTTGTCGGGATAATGAACATTGGGGAACTGGCCTGAGTTACACGACTAAAACCGATATACCTACACCTCCCAGGCAGGCCCACATGGCCGTTGGATCTTATGGCGATTATGCTTATTGCTTTGGTGGTATAGATTTTATAGGCGCGGCTGTTCTTTCGGATAATGACCGTTACTCTGAAACAGGAGATTCATGGCTTGGCAGGCAGGCAGTTCCAAGCCCTGCACGAATGGCCGGGGCTGCTGGACGCCCTTCTCTGGGTGAGATCTATTATACAGGCGGTGATACTGTTGGTTACTCCAATGGCACGGCAACGGGAGACCATAACGAATATGACGAAACAGGAGATTCATGGACGGGAAAAACCGATTTATCTCCTGCACGGTCTGACTTCTCCGGCGCCGTTGACCTCGATTACTTCTATGTTGCTTATGGTAGAGATAATATAAATATGTGCGCTGATTTTGATTATTTCTATCCGACCGGGAATTCATGGATTGCCCTTACCGACGGCCTTGATAATCTCCATTATCAAGTGAATGGATGCGGTTATGACGCAAGTGGTGGCGCAACATACCATGTTGGGGGGGATCAAAGCGGTTTCGAGCAAACTACAAGGGAGTATTTCTTTGGCTGGTCTTTAAAGACAAACGCTCCAAATATAAAAGGCTATTTCACGATGGCCCAAAGCACGGGTTTCTCAGCTTAAAGGGGGAATAATGAAACGATATTCACTTAAGGACTTACTTCAATATCATGTGGGGAGTCATACGGAATTTCAGCAAGATCACTTTATTACCGGCAGGGCAAGCCGGACGGTTTTTGGCCAATTCAAGCAAGCTCTTAGGGAGCTGTATAAGCGCGTCCGGGGCAATACTGACTACGGGTACATGAAAGAGGGATTGGAAATAGACGTTATGGAGCTATCCGCAAGGGTTACTTCAAGGAACCATGTAAACTCTTACGATCTCATGCGCGATGAATTGGAGCTAAACAAGAAAAAGCGAGACCTGGAACAGGCTAAGCGCTCCTTACTGGACAACAAAAGGGAGCTGGTTAGGTTCTGGCAACAAGCCTGTGTTCTCATGGAAAAGCTCGAGGTAGACGGGCCTTTAACTGATGACAGGCTGCGGGATCTTGACGAAAATATGTGGGTCGAAAGGGCAAAAGAACTTATGGCCGTCGATTTTATGGTTCATAGCCGAATAAGCAAGGCCACGCTTGATCTTATAATGTGTATGCCTCGATACCAAAGGAAAATCCTGATTGCCATGACAAAGGACGTTCCTAAGCTCATGGAATGGTACGAAAACGAGGATCACGGGCATTTCGCACAAGAATTGAGTTATATTAAGCCCGTCTTGAAAAAAGAAGTCACGGAGCTACTCAAATAATGCGTTACTCGATTGACAGATTTCACGGCATCCGGCCTATGATGGCTCCTGACCTCCTGGGCGGTAACGATGCTCAAATAGCCGATAACGTCAAGATCACAAGCGGTCACATTGAGGCTTGGTTCAATGAACTTCAAGAGGGAGTCTTAGAGAGTGAGGGCACGGTTAGGACCATATACCTGTATGCGGATCAATACTGGTTGGAATGGGAAGCGGCTGTTGACATTGTAAGGGCTCCCATAAGCGGGGACACTGAAAACAAGATTTATTATACCGGGGACGGCATCCCAAAGAAAACAAATCTAAGTGAAGCTACGACCGGGGCGGGTGCTATGCCTATCAACTTCTTTCCTCTGGCGATACCAGCGGCCAAACTTGCCTCTGTGGCTGCCCTGGGGGGCGGCGGGTCCGGTGATCCTCGCGCGATCAATTACACTTGGACTGTTATTACTGATTGGGGCGAACAGGGCCTTCCCGCGCCTGCATCAAATACCGTTTCCGCTATGTCCGGGCAAACGGTCAACCTTTCTGGAATGACACTCGTTTGGCAAGCCTCCATAGTTTACAATCAAGGGGATTCAGTTTTCCCGGTTGGTGATGAAAACGGTACATACCTATATAAATGTGTAGTACCCGGGACGTCCGGGGCTGCTGAACCGGGGACCTGGGGAACCACTATTGACGGGGACACAACCGACGGCACTGTTACCTGGCGATGTTTCAAAAACAACCTTCAAGAAAAGCGGATTTACCGGATAAATACCGGGGAGTCTTATGCTCAATATCAGTTGGTTGATACAATCGCAATCGGAACGACCGTCTATGCGGATTCAAAACTAGATACCCAGCTTGGGAACGTCCTGCCTTCACAGTATTGGGACTATCCACCTGATGAACTGAGCGGCCTAACTTATATGTCAAACGGCATCGTCGTCGGCTTTGTGGGTAAGGACCTGTATTTCTCCGAGCCATACCGGCCTTGGGCCTTCCCTATTGATTACCGGCTTTCACTCTCAAGCCCTATCGTTTCCATTATCAGCCTGGGGAGTACGATCATAGTAACCACGGAGGAAAATCCCTATTCTGTGACCGGGATTGATCCGAATTCTATGACGCCTCTCAAGATGCCTGACCCCATCGCAAGCGTTTCGTCAAGGTCAAGTGTCTCATACACAACAGGGGGCATCTATGCGGCACCTAACGGCCTGTACCTGGTGGACGGGGTTAAGGGGTTGCTTCTTACTAAAGATCATTACACGGTGGATGAATGGAGCGCCCTGCACCCGGAAACGATGCACTCGTACATTCATGACCATAAGGTTTTCATATTTTACAGCTCTGGCGGTGATGAAGGGGGCTTGGTGTTCAATTTGATCTCCGGCCAGGTTACTCCGCTCGATTTTTATACTGAATGTGCCTATGTCGATCCGAAAACGGATATTCTCTATTTTCGGAAATCATCAAGCGAAACTCGACTTTTAGAGGACGGAACCGGATGGCCTTCCCGTACTGGAGCGAGGCTTTTAGAGGACGGTAACCTAAGATTATTGGAGTAATAATATGGCAGCATCAGACAAGAAAATTTCAGAACTGACCGCTTTGGCCGCCGCGCCTGCGCTGGGTGATTACGTCGAGGTCATTGACATAAGCGAACCCCTGGACGCGGATAAGAACAAGCGCCTTACAATGTCCTGGTTATTCTATGAACCCAGTATTGTAAAGCCTTCAATCGCGGACTTTGCGAACATGACGCACAGCCATACAAAGGATTCTGAGGGCGGAGCTATGTCCCTTGTGTTCTATGAAAACGAGGTTGTTTCTTACGAGAATGACCTAATCTTTCCTTAAAAGGAGTAATAAAATGCCTGATTTAAAAGAGAAAGCGATTAGCTTACTGGGATCTGCCACGCTTAACGGTCAAACGACTGCATCCAAGCAGGCGATTTATACCGTACCAGCGGGCAAGGTGATGGTAGTTGACCATGTGGTTTTCAGAGATCCTACGGCTACACTGGTGGGCCTGGTTGACCTGGACCTTGGCGGGAACGCCTTGTGTGATGATTGGCTTTTACAGATCACGCTTGCCGGTCTGACTGCTACGACTGATTATGCAAAGGCGGAGCAAGCTGCTCAAGCTGCTGGACCTCCTATTGTCCCGGTCAAGAAAACAGAGTATGCCGCTGCTATCATATTCGGCGCGTATATCAATACCGGATCAACCGGGGCGGCAAACTTTTATATTGATCTCTTTGGGTACCTCAAGGACGCCTAAAATGACAACGATCAACAATGTTTTCCAGTGGGAAGGTGATAAAACACAGCCTTACCCGTCAAATTGGGTTTGGCGGTCTAAAAAGGTTCTACTTCCTTATCGAGCTACGGTCGGAGCGGCACGGGTGATTGCTAACCTGGAGGACCGGGAGGCCCATTTTGCGCTTCTTTTGGCCCGGCAGGAAGCTATTGCCCGGAACTCTGCCCGGATCTCCGCTGGCATGATAGGCGGTTCTATCTCTGAAAACCTGATTGGTGTCGTGGAAGTTAATGGCGATGATCTGGAAGATCCTCCCACGGTAGGAGCCTATTCCGGGGAGTTTAATTTGTTATTTCGGCTTTATGTGGACGGCATTTTGAAGTTCACGAAAGAAATCTATTCAGAACGGCCTTTCCGGTGCGACGATGGTTACCGGGGGCGGTCTTTTGAGTTTGAATTAGAGGGTAATATCACGGTAAGGCGTATTGATTATGGTGCGTCTATCGATGATCTTAAAACACTTATACAGCAAGCGGGGTAAATAAAATGTCCTGGGGACCGACTGACGTAATGTTCGGGGGTAGGGTAGCAGAACAAAGGCGGCGAGAGGCGCGTGAAGCGGAGAGTTCTTTACTTAGCTCTGAGACAAATCTTGCAAACACGGCCTCCCAGCAAGCAAGCTGGGACCTGCAACTCTCCAAAGAACAATGGGACTTTCAGAAAAAACAGGCCGAAGCTGCGGGAAAATTTGCCACGAAGTTCATGGGTGAATGGTCCTCCGCTATGAAAGGGCTCAAAGATGTGTACGGAAAAACATTTGATGCCATATTCGGCGGCGGGGACGGTGGGGCTATCGGCGGCCAGGTTGGCAAGCTGAATGAGCTGGGTGATCTTATGACGCAAGAATATAAGGATTACCGCGAACGCTGGGGAGAGACTGAGCAGACCTTCATGGAACAAGCTAAAGTCGAGGGACAGGCAAGGGGTGAAGCTATCAGTCAATTACAGCAATACTCAAGGCCTGACTATGAGGGTGTCGAGGGCAGGGCTGCGGCTGATGTGGCCGGTCAAAGCGAAATCAAACGTCAAGGCGCGGCACGGGAAATGATGGGATATGGCATTGATCCCACGGCAGGCAAGTTCGGGGCATTGACAAGGCGATCATACCTTGATGAAGCGAGGGATACAGCTATCAACATGAACGTTGCCCGGCGGGGTGAAAAGGAGCGGGCGGCTGGTGTTAGCCTGGATATTGCCAGGACGGCGGACCCGAGAGTTTCCGGGAACCTTGCCCTGGGTATCAGTCAAGGCGGGAATGCTTTGGCCCGGACGGCTGCGGATGTTTATCAATCAGGCGCTCAAGCCATATCTTCACAAACTAATGCGCTGGCAAATTTGACCGGTAGTTACGGCTCAAACGTAGTCAGTCCATACGCTGAAATGGCGGGTTATTTTATGGGGGCTGGCGGAATTCCTGGGGGCGGCGGCACTCCAAGCGGTTCGGTAAATTTTGGGATTAGCAGAAGCTCTGGCTCTAAAACCGAAGCGATACCGGCAAACGGATAGGGGGATAAAATGGGATTTGCACAGGGAATACAGGCAGGCACACAGGCTGCAAGTCGATGGACTCCAAACAGGCCAAAGAGTAATCCATATCAGGCCATGGGAGCGATTCAAGAAACATTGAAAACGCTTAATAAGCGATTGCACCCTGCCATGATCCGAAACACGGCGGCTGGCATGGCTAATCAACAGAGGGCTATTGAGCTGCAAGAACGAAAACAGGATTTTGTCGAGTCACAGGCTGTTCAAGCCCAGCGAGACAAAGAGGACGAACGCCGGTGGGCTGCTGAAAATAAGGTAGCCGACGAACTGAATGAACAGGCAGGCCTTGCAGAAAAGGGCGTCGGTGGGAGTCCTGGCGAGGAATACCGTGAGGGCATGGGCGAAATCCGCACGCAGGAAAAGCATGAATGGGGCATGAGCAAGGCCAAGCAGTCCGAAGATTTTAAGATGGTTCAATGGGCCGTCGCTAACAGGCAGGCAGGGCCTATCGTCGAGTTTGTCAATCGATATGGAAGCGAAACCTCGAACCTGCGCGGGATCTCCTGGAATGAAAAGGGCGAGGTCCTGGTGTTTCCTCAAAATGAGCAGGAAAAGCCCGGTTATTTCAAGAACAATGAGGAATTTATGAAGTCCTTTGTTGGCTTCTTAAACCCAAAAGTCGAGGCTCAAGCTATTAAGCTGGCAGGTCAACAGGCCGGGGAAACTCGAAAAGACCGTGAACAGGACCGGAAAGATTACGCAACCTATAACAAGAAAGCCGTTACTCCAGCACAGCGGAGACAGGTAAGGAACGATGTGCGTAAACGGTATAACTCCAAATTTGAGGACGTCCTGGGTGAACTCAAAGAGGACGCGCCGGACATGGAAACCTGGATAGATCAGGAAACCGAAAAGGAATTGAGCAAGATAGTTGGTAAAGGTGTTTCTGCTGGATCTGAACAGGCTATTAGCGAAGTGCCTGGGGCTGAGGGCGGAGCTAAACGGTATAAGGACCCAAAGACCGGGAATACGCTTGTCATTCATCCTGGGGGCAAACGCGAGGTCATGGACCCATCCGGTAAGGTATTGGCAACGAGGGGCGGTGAGAAAACCGGAGAAAAGGCAGGAGAAACCAATTTGCAATGGGATGAAGCTATTGACGTAGCGGCAAAGGCGGATAAGGCCGAAAAAGAGGCCAAACTTCCTCCAAAGGAAAAAAGCAAAGTCTCAAGGCATGGGAGCGCAACCTATACAGATCCAAAGACCGGGAAAAAGATGAAAGCAACCATGAACTCTGATGGGACCATAACCACTGAGGAAGTGAACAGCAAAAAGAAAAAGCCCAAAGTTTAATAATGGCCACAAAGTCGATTTATGGCCAGAGAAAAAATAGTTAGTTAGGGGGATGTTATGGCGACTAAAAGCAGATTCAGTAAAGATCGTTTCAAGAAAATATCGGAACGCTCGAAAAGGGAGTTTAAGCCAAGGAAAGAGACAGGGGTTGTAACGGGCGGAGGCCGTGCGGCTCCTAAACAGGAAACAAGACGGCGGGGCGGGTACGTCGAATATCTAAGGGGTATGACTGGTAAGAATAAATCCCTGCCACTCACTCCTGAGCAATATAAGAAGCAAGGTAAGTTATAGTCTAAGGAACTCAATGGCTACACAGCAAAAATTATGGGACGCCGATTGGCAACCTTACGATGATGACGAAGATCCCTTCAAGGCTGATTGGGAACCTACCGACCGGGGTGGTACCGAGAACCCATGGGAGGCTGAATGGCAGGAAGAAGTCAAGGAAGCCCCTACCTTCGGCGGGCGTGTAAAAGAATCCTGGGAAATAGGCAAAAAGCAAGTTTCCATTGGTCAGTTAGGTTTTAAGCAGGTTTTGGGGGACGCAAGCCCTGAGACTGAGGCGCGGGCTCAAGCTATCGAGGAAACTATCCCCAGTGGTCCGCGCCCATCAAGGGCATTACCTGAGCAAGCTGTTAGGGCGGCGGCTGAAATGGCGCCCATCCCTCTGACCGGCATGGAGCAAGGTTTAAGGCGGGGCACGGCTTTAGGCCTTGGATTCGGTGCGATTGCTACCCTGGGTGGGCCTGCAGCTCCTATTACCGTACCTGCTGCGGCTGCGGCTGGATTTTCAATAGGTATGATCTCCGCGTCACTTGAAAATATTGGTGGTATTGAGGCTGGGCTGGCCTATCGTGAATTCAAAGACCTGAAAGATCCGGACACGGGCGAAAAGATGAATGAGGCTATCGCAAAGGTAGCCGGGCTGGGCGTCGGTGCTATTAACGGGGCAATCGAGCTATTGCAGATCAAGACCTTCCTCCGGTCCATACCGGGGGCTGAAAGCCTGGTTAGGAAAGGCCTGACTGCATCGGTCAAGAAGGTCCTTCAATCAAAGGCTCTAAAAAGTATTGTTTTCCGGGCGGCTAAAAAGTATGGAACTGGCGTCGCTATTGAAACAGGTCAAGAGGAACTTCAAGAAATAGTCAATATCTCCGGTCGCTACATGGCCACGGAAGTCAATAACGCCCTCAAGGGAACCAAAATTCCCACCCAAACAAGGAAAGAGATTGTTGACCAGTTATGGGAGACAGGCAAACAGTCGGCGCTTGCCTTCTCCGTTTTTATGGCACCTGGGACGGCAGTCAGTTCGACGCAAGATATGGCCGAACGGCGTAAAAAGTCTGGACCTGGGGAAGCGGATCTCCTTAAGACTGAAACGAAAACCCAAAAGCAGGAAACGGATCTCCGAGAGGCATACAGTACTGGTAAAATTAACAGTACTCACCTCAAGGAAATTCAAAGTCAATTCCCAAAGAAGCATCCCACCTACAAGGTTATTGACAGCCTGCTTAAAGAGTCTGAGGCCACAATTCCTGAAAAGGATATGATGACTGGGGACGTGCTGGCGCTCGAACCCGAGGACTTTCTCCCGGACGAAGCAATACCAGAATCCCAAATGTTCGAAGCAGCTCCCCCACAGGAACCCGAATGGCCTGGTTCACCCGCCTTTGGAATACCGGCACGGGAATCGGCTCAAGTCTTTGAGGAAGATATTGCCCGGCAGAAACAAGCTCAAACGGCACAAGCAGAAGAAGCGCGTCGAGTAGAGGCCGAAAGAGTCACAAGGGAAACATACGACCGGACCGCACGGCCTGGCTACGAAGGATTAACCCAACAGGTTAAGGAAAAAGGTGAAGCGTCCGAAATTGAGGGCATGGAATTCAAGGTACCGTATATCCGGGGCCTGCTCGAACAAGTCAAGGGTGCGGAGGCCGGGCATCGCATTAGGGTAACCGATTATGATGGTACCGAGAAATGGTTTGGCGTTCCTTCTGAATTTCCAGCCTTTATGAAAAACCGGTATAGCAAAAAAGAAGTTGTTAGAGCTATTGAAAAAGGGCTGTCTGGATATGTGTTTCCTGAGCATGAAGTTAAACAGGCAAGTATTTGGGAGGACGTAAAATCCGAGGCCTATGAAATGCGGAATAGGGATCTGCGGTTGGCTGCTGAAACCTATATTGAGGAACCTACTACCATTAAGGGCCTGCCTGACAAAGACTATAAACTTTTAATCACGGAGCTACAACATGAAGGAATTAGCACCAGAGAAATTGAGGAAATTGCGGCAAGGCATCGCAAACAGATTGAGGGCGACGTTATTGCGTCGATTGGAAATGAGTACGGCTTTTCAAAAGAAGAAATTGAAGAAATCCTAAATGATCCCTTCGAGGCCGCGTCCGACCGTGATGCTGCCTGGAAAGAGGCGACGGGCACAAAGCCGGTGGCTGCGTACCTAACACCCGTAACGGAGGCGGAGGGCTATGCTGAAACACAAGAGCGACGGCTGGCACGTACTGAGCGAAAAGGGAAAGAACCTGGGCGGGCCATACTCGAGCGAGAAGCTGGCACAAAAGAGACTGAGGCAGGTGGAGTTCTTCAAGAGGCATCCCCTGACGAAATCGAGCAAAAAGGGCACCTAATAGCCAAACTGATAAACGGCAATCTCTTTCCGGGCCATGGGGTTAAGTATGACGGCATCTGGCCGGGCTTTGCTCCTGATATGCCGGATATGTACCAGTTCACTTGTTACGCTAAGGAATCCCCTGCATTTAAAGCAACCTTCCTGGCAAAAGAACTTGAGGCCGATGCAGTAAAGGATAAACTCGAACTCACAGTTGAGAAATTTTCAAAAGCGGCGCCCGAGAAAGAATTTAAGGAGGCTATCGACCTGGCGGCGGAGGAAGCGGAAACCGAACCTACTGAGGCGCAAAAAGAGGCAGGCAATTATCAGAAAGGCCATATTAATCTTTACGGCCTGGATATTACCATTGAGAACCCGAAAGGCTCTATCCGGAAAGGAAAAGATAAGGACGGCAAGGCCTGGGAAATCGTGGTGAAACACCATTACGGCTATATCCTGCGGACCGAAGATAAAGACGGGGATCAGGTTGACGTTTTTGTTGGTGATGAATTAACGAGCGATAAGGTTTTTGTAGTCAATCAAATGGTGCCTGCGACTACTCAATTTGATGAACATAAGACCATGATGGGCTTTGAGACTGTGCAGAAAGCCCGTGTGGCATACCTGGCTAACTATGAGAGCGGATGGCAAGGCCTGGGGAACATTGTTGCCCTTTCAGTTGATGAATTCAAGGCCTGGCTGAAATACGGGGACCAAACAAAACCCATAAGCAAGGCCGATATTAAGGGGCATGACCTTGACTTCATGACGGAGCATAAAACAAAGGCGGAGCTGGATAAGATATATCAAGGCCAGGTCAAACAACTCACAGAACGCGCCGGGCCTGACAAGACCGAACGCGCTAAAATGCTGGCAGAGGTCATATCGGCATACAAGATCGAGGTAAAGAAGTACACGGAAAAGGAAGTCGTTGAAAAGGCTCCGGAGGAATTTGAAAGAAGGAAGGATATTGAGGAAAGGACGCGTGTCGAGCAAATGACGCCCGAGGAAATGCGCAAGGAACTCCTTTCTGACCATCTCACGGGCTTAGGAAATAAAAGGGCTTATGAAGAAGATGAACGCCTGCCTGTCCAGGTATTCATCGATGCGGACTCACTTAAATGGGTCAATGATAATATCAGCCACGAAGCGGGTGATGTTTTGCTCAGGGTGATCGGAGATGCCCTTAAGCAAACTACCGCCTATGTTGCATACCACATTTCCGGAGATGAATTTATTATTCAGGCCAAATCCGAGGAAGAAGCTCATAAATTACTTGATGCAGCCGATGAATACCTGGCCGGAAAAGAATTCGTATATGAACTTCCTGATGGCCGCATTATAAAAAAGAAAGGAGTGGGGATAAGTTATGGCATCGCTCAAAACATCACAGTTGCGGAGCAACATCTTAAAGAACATAAAGCGGAAAGGGAGCGTAAGGGTTTTAGGGCGCCCAGGGGCGAAACCCCTCCGGGAGTGGTTACAGTCCCTTCCCCCAGGCGGGAAACTGAGCGTGAAGTAAAAGAAAAGCCTATTAGAGAACCTGAATCCCTTAAGGAAGTCTTTGAGTCTCCTTCAGCCACAGAAAAAGAAGTTATACGGGAAAAAGCCCATCTTAAAGAAAAGGCAGAACCGCTTGCCTTAACTCCTGAGAAGGGAACGCTATGGGAACGGCAGGCGGAACTTGAAAAGGAGGGTGCCGTTGAACGGCCTGCAAAGGGTAAGAAGGTTCAAGCTAAGTTTGGGAAACCTCCCGTCACTGGCGCTGGGGCCGTGGGCAGGCAACAAGGTTTATTCGGTTATGAAAAAGGCGAAACGAGCGATATGTTCGCGGAGGCGGAGGAAAAGGCTGCGAAAAAAGAAGCGAAAGCCTTTGTCAATACCCTGGATCAAGTCCGGGCCGATGCTAAAAAAGGTAAGAAAGCCGGAATAGACTACACTGCTCAAATGGAAGTCGCGGAGACTGGCGATATTGTTGAGGTGACTACGGATGCCGGGACCTCCCTTAATGAAGCTGATAACCGCCTGGAGAATTACAATAAACTTTTGGAGTGCATTGAGTCTGATTAATGAGAAAAATATCTGAAAAGGAACTCAAGAAACGTGGAATCAAGCTCAAGTCTGAGGACCTGGGCCGGATAGCTTCCTCTAAATCCTCAAAGGTGATCTCCGATGTTAGCAAGGCCATACAGGAAACGGTTAAAACCTTGGATAAAGTCTCCACGGCTACCACGATGGCCATGGCCGCTAATAAGGATAGCATCAAGCTGCTGGGGCAAGATAAAGGCGGAGTTCAAAAGGTCGAAATTGTGGGCGGTGACAAAAGTTCGAAGCAATGGCGGATTAAAATTACCGGGCGGGATCAGAACGGCGCAATCTCTGAGATGATAATGGAGCAAGTCTGATGCCTAAGCGATTAAGTCTTTATATTGGAATCTTTATCGGTGTTTTGACCTTGATTACCATGGGCTATAAGTATGACGAACGGTTGGCCAAGGCAGAGGACGTCAATAAATCAATTCAAACATTGAGCATAAGACTTGAACAGAAGATCCAGGAGGACAGGCTCTCAAACATCCAGGAGCGGATTTGGGTCCTTGAGGACCGATACGGAATAGATAAATCTAAAATGCCTCCTGACGCCTGTGACGCATACCGGCGGCTTATTGATGAAAAAGAGAAAGCTCTCCGTGCGCTTAAAGGGAATTAAATGGCTTTAATCCTTTCAACTAACTGCGGTTTTGTTACTGTAGCCCCATCCACTGACCCTGAAGAATTAGGCGTTCCTTGTGATGGGCATGGCTTCGCGTTTAGGGCCACCTCTCCTGCAGGGAACAATATCATAACTGAAATTGGCTTCTGGCAGGGAGGAAGCGAAAACGATGTCGCAAAATATAATGCGGGTATTTATGCTAATGATGCCGGAGAGCCGGGTGCCTTAATAGCTACACAGAGCACAGGGCAATCAACGACCAATGTGCCTGCTTGGTATAAATACACAGGCTTAAACATACCTATTTCCCCGGCTACAATCTATTGGATTGCGTTTGGGATGGAACCTGTTAGCCAGTCGAATTGGACTGATATAGTTTCGGAAGCCGGTGAATTATATCGCTTTGAGGCATTGGATTCTGAGACATTATCAGACCCGTTTGTGGTTGATGGCGGACCGGCTATGTTGATTTCAATTTATGCGAAATATGAACTGGCACCGTCAGTTGCACCAACAGGGAATATTAATGGTCCGCTTGTAGGGCCGATGGGGGGACCAATATAAATGCCAGTGCCATATTATGGAGATTTTGCAGAAGACGATACGGTTGATATTCCGTTTAATACGTTTACTTCAAACGATCCGTCGGCTTCTTGTACGATTACAGATCTTCTTAATACAGATATTCATATCCATAAGGACGGTGGGGTAGCCCAAAGGAATAACGCCGCTGGGATTACTGTATCTGTGAATTTTGACGGTATCACTGGAAACCATTTAGTCAAAATAGATACCTCTGATAATACGGTGGCTGGCTTTTGGGTAACCGGTTCTGAATATTCTGTCAGGATGGAAGGCACTACAGTCGATGGGGCCACGATCAATGCCTGGATTGGGACGTTTAGTGTTGAACGTGCTGGCGGGGCATTAGCTCTTTTAAAGAATGCTACTTATGGCTTATCAGCTATTGAGGCGCTGGTTGATGACCTGGAAGGCAGGCTTAGCGCCGCAAGGGCAGGGTATCTTGACAATTTATCTGCTGGCGCTGTAGCCCTGGATTCTATATGCACAAACGCAAGGCTCACCAACCTGGACGCTGCAATATCGAGTAGGTCAAGTCATGCAGATCCAACCTCTGCGATCAAGGGGGCGCCTGGTAAAACGAATCAAGAAGTTTATGACAATGAACTTTCGGCGTCAGACATTTTCACTGGGGTTATCGAGGGTACAATAACATTTGAGCAGCTTCAAAGAATCTTGCTTGCAAGGGCAGCGGGTAAGGCGGACGGGGGTGGCGGAACGTCCATAAACTTCCGGGATCAGGCGGACACGAAAGATAGGATCACAATGACGGTCGATGCGGTTGGTGATCGCACCGGTGTTTTGGTGGATGGGTCGTAAATGTGGATTTCCTTTATTATGGTGATAGCCCTCAAAGGGCCTTTCCTTTACGAGCATGGCCACAATTTTCAAGGGTTGGCGAGCAGATCCCGGGGGGGTCGCCTTTCTATTCTTCACGCTCTGGGGGCGGGGGGATATTAAAAGCTGGGTTCAGACGCCCTGAAAAGGAACGTGAAACGGCGGGAATCTACGATGAAAAGGATATTATGGAGATTTTACTGATTGGCTTAGGATCGGGGATAATACATTGACAAAATCACTCTTAATCTGTGTTGGGAAACATTCAAAGGATTGGACCGGTGATGACATTGCCGATATGTCAGCGGCCTTCAATGAAAATTCAAAGCGCGGTATGTCTATATATGACGCCGGGAAAAAGGTCGTCCTTGATAGAATTGCCGAAACGGAAAACGAAATTGCTCAAATAGAACAGGTAATTGAGGCACATTTAGCCAAAAAGCCCAA